GCGATATGATAGATCAGATTTATATACCGACCTTAGGCCGATCTCACAACCAAATTACTTTTGATAATTTGTCAGGCCCTACACAATCTATTACTACTCTTGTAGTGCAACCGAAGGAAAAACATTTATACCCAAATTATCCCATAATGGTTTTGCCTGATGATGATATTGGGATCACGGAGACTAGGCGCTGGATATATATGAAATCTATGAATATCAAATACGGAGTGTTTGACGATGACTTAAAATTCATTCGTAGAACGCCTGGTAAAGAAAAATCTAAAAGATTTATGGACGCTAAGGATTGGGATTATATGTTATCAGAAACTAGTCAATGGTTAGATGAAGTTGATTTCGCTGGTTTTCGTCAAGGTAATCTACCACCAGCAGGAAAACCATTTATTAATATCGCTGCTGTAAACTGTGGTTTCTTTTTCAATGGTAATAAAATGCCTGATGAGACAAAACTAGATTGGTCATTACCAGTATGTGAAGATATTCATATGGTATTACAGTTGTTTGAAAAAGGACATACAAATCGTATATGGGATGAGTTTGGTTATATTTCTAAGATTCTAGTTGAGGGTGGATGTAACGAATGGAGAACTTTAGATTTAATTAATGATACTCATGCAAAACTTATTGAGATGTATCCTAACCATGTATCATGGAATGGCATTAAAGAGAATGTTATGGGTGGAGATTTCAAGAAGATTAAAATCAAGTGGAAGAAAATGTATACAGATAGTCAAGTTGGAAAGTTACCAATATGATTATTCAAACACTATGGGGCCCAGAAGAAGTTGAGCATACAAAGATGTGTTATTCTTGTAAAGAAGTAAAACATTTAGACCTCTTTGCAAACAGAGGACACAGAAAAGATGGTTCAAGAGAAACTAAGAATATTTGTAAAGTGTGTAATAATCACCAAACAAAAATTCTTAATAAAGTTAGAAAAGAAATAGCTAAACCAGAGTCGGATCATAAGTGTGGTATTTGTAATGACGATGAAGAATATATCAGAGGTAGAGGTGCATTTCAAGGATTATCGTCTGCAACATCAAAAACTGTTTGGGTGTTAGATCATGACCATGAAACTGAAACACCAAGAGAATATATCTGTGACTATTGTAATATTATGATAGGACGTTCACTAGATCGTCCAGAAGTTTTAGAAGCGGGAGCCGCTTATTTGAGGAGACATAGGGGTGATAATTAAACCTATAGATTGGAGAGTTGCAACACTATTCGTTCAAGAACGACACTATAGTGCTGTAATGCCCAAACTAACCAAGCACTATCTTGGTACATATGTAGATGATGAATTGGTTGGTGTTCTAACTTTGGGTTGGGGTACGAACCCTATGGGAACTATAAGAAAGATGTTTCCAGAGTTGACAACTGCTGATTATTTTGAAATAGGTAAGATGTGTATGGACGATAAGATGCCTAGAAATTCAGAATCACAAATGCAGAGTTTAGTTATTAAATGGTTGAAAGAAAATAAACCAAATATAAAATATCTTTACACATGGGCCGATGGAATTGTTGGTAAGCCAGGATATGTTTATCAGGCCGCTAACTTCTTATTTGGTGGGTTCATCTGGACAGATATATATTTGAGTGAAACTGGTGAAAAGGTGCATTTCAGAACCATCCAAAGAAAGATGAAAAAAGAAATGAATCGTATGGATACAAAGTACGGCCCAAGACCAAGTGATAAGAAGATGGGTGAATTAGGATTTAGTAGAGTATGGGGTAAACAATTCAGATATATTTACCCACTAAATAAAAAGGCTAAGAAGTATCTTAAACAGTCCACTATGGATTGGAATATCAATTATCCTAAAGATGTTGATTTACAATGGAAGATAAAGAAACCAGGCGAAGAAAAATATACTCTCACAAAGACACTACCATTTATAGATGGTACTGTAACAAACCACAACTCTAGTAATGTAAACAAAGTTGCAGACAAACACGGAGTTGCAACATTAAGTGAATTTTTTACTTGACAAACAACGCTAATTATGATAGGATCTACAAATGAATCAAACAAACTTTAACAAAGTCGAAAAATTTATGTCTGCTTTCAAGCAGAAAATACGAGAAAATCCTCAATGGCCAACAGATGAAGAAGTTGATTTGAGGATTGATTTAATACGAGAAGAACTGAACGAACTAGAAGAAGCTTGCGAAAGTGGTACACTTGTGGATGTGGCAGATGCATTAACTGATATTTTATATGTCGTTTATGGTGCTGGACATACATTTGGATTAGACTTAGACAAATGTTTTGATGAGGTTCAACGATCTAATATGACAAAATTAGGTGAAGATGGTCAACCCATGTACCGAAAAGATGGTAAGGTCATGAAAGGCCCAAATTATGAAGAACCTAATTTAGAAGGAGTGATTTATGAATGATTTTTTAAAAGACATAATTAAAATAACTGGAAATGAGTATGCTGATTTAGTATCTGATGGTGTTGCCGCTGGTGACGTAGAAAACTTTGTAGATACTGGTAGTTACATTTTCAATGCACTATTGAGTGGTAGTTTGTATGGTGGATTGCCTGCAAACAAAATTACTGCTCTTGCTGGTGAAAGTGCAACTGGTAAGACATTCTTTTTGATGGGAATGGTCAAGAACTTTTTGGATGCAAATCCAGATGGTGGTGTAGTTTACTTTGAATCAGAAAGTGCTATTACTAAACAGATGGTAGTTGATAGGGGTATTGACCCAACTAGGATGGTTATGATGCCAGTTACTACTGTACAAGAGTTTAGAACACAAGCGATTAAAATTGCAGATAGATTTTCTCAGCAAGATGTGGATGTAAAACGTCCTATGATGATGTGTCTAGATTCACTTGGTATGTTATCTACTACAAAGGAAGTAGAGGATACAGAAGCAGGAAAAGAAACTAGAGATATGACACGAGCACAAGTTCTCAAGGCTGCATTTAGAGTGTTGACTTTGAAACTTGGTAAAGCTGGTATCCCAATGATTGTAACAAATCACACATATGACTCTATGGGTTCTATGTTTCCTACTAAGGAAATGGGTGGTGGTTCTGGATTGAAGTATGCAGCCTCATCAATTATCTTCTTATCTAAAAGAAAAGATAAAGAAGGTACAGATGTTGTCGGTAATATTATTCACTGTAAGAATCACAAATCAAGATTGACTATTGAAAACAAAATGGTTGATGTTAGATTGAGTTATAGTACTGGACTAGATAAATATTACGGATTGATTGAACTTGCAGAAAAGTATGAAGTTTTCAAGAAAGAAGGGCCAAGGTATTTAATGCCTGATGGTACAAAACAATATGGTAAAGCTGTTTTAGGTGATCCAGAGAAATATTTCACAGAAGAAGTTATGGAGAAACTAGAAGAAGCTGCTTCAAAGGAGTTTAAATATGGCGGTTAAAATTTTAGATAATTGTTGTAGTCCATTCTACTTAGATATGATTAAACATGTTGCATCTAACGATGACAGTTGGAATCTAAAATATCCAATGGGCAAATCGCTGGATGAAAAACATCTAAAGTTAGATATTATAGATAATGATGACACTAAACATCCACTACTTGCTGGTATTGCAATGGGGTTGTTAATACAAATATATGAAGCAGGAGGAAAAGATTTCTTTGTGCCTGAAATATATTTTTGTGGATTGTCTATAAAGGATAAAAATCGAAAAGATAATATCCACACTGACCATAATAAACAAGATAATGTAATTAAAATCTTGGGTGTGGTGAATAGTGATTGGAAAGAAAGTTGGGGTGGTGGTTTTACACATGATGGTGTTTCTAACTATATCAAACCAACATCTTTTGCATTATTTGATTCTACAATTCCACATGCGGCTTCTGATATACTAACAGACCACAAAAGGATGGCTATAGATTTTACAGTTAGGAAGATATAATGGACTTGATGAGTTTTGTGAAACGACATGATAATGTCATTGATGAAGAATACTGTAATTATCTAAAAGAAAAGTTTGATAATAGTAGTAATTGTTATGAAGATATTAAACAAAGCACTGCTGACTTTACACAAATTCATCTTTACGAGCATGATGAGTGGAAAGAAGATAGTGAAAAACTTCAAAAAATACTTCTATCTAGAGTTGCTGATTATAAAATGCAAGCTGGTGTTACTAAAGAAATGTGGCCTAATAAATATGGACTTGAAGGTTTGAGGATGAAAAGATATCTACCAAACGATAAAGATGAATTTAGACCACATGTAGATGTAAACAACTATGAAAATGCAAGAAGGTTTTTAGTATTCTTCTTGTACTTAGATGACAATGTGGGTGGTATGACAACATTCCCCCTAATGAATAAAGGTTCGCCATGTAAGAAAGGTTCTTTACTTATATTTCCACCAATGTGGCCTTGGTTACATGCTGGACAAAAACCAATAGACACACCAAAATATATCGTGGGGAGTTATTTACATTATGTCTGATATACAAGAAACTGCAAAAATAAAAATTGATCAAAAGAGATATGTTTACTTAAACTCACCAAAGTATCCAGACACAACTTGTATTGGTATTAATACTGGAATGTATAAAGGTGTAGTTTACAAATACGGAAAAGTGACTTTAGGAGAACCAGATGAAAAAAAAGACTTGCCTTTTCGCTTCGAGTATGATATATTAGATAATAATGGTTTAGACAAATCCCAGTTTGACGAAGTGTTTTTTAAACAAATCGGTGACATACTGGTAGAAATTATAGATGAACAAGCAGGAAATAATAATGGAACAATTGACCAACACAATCGAGAAAACGACATTATCGAATCTAATAACGAATGATGATTTTTGTAGAAAGGTTATTCCTTTCATCAAACCAAAATACTTTGAGTTAAAAGAAGATAGAGTTGTATTTGAAGAAATTGTCAAATTTGTTGACAAATACAAAAAACGCCCTACTAAGGTTTCTCTAGAAGTTGAATTAGAAAACAGAAGAGACTTAACTGATACAGAACACAAATCAGTTGTTGCTCTTATTCAGAATCTAAATGAAACAGAAGTGGACTTAGAGTGGTTAGTAAATACTACAGAAAAGTTCTGTAAAGATAAAGCAGTATATAATGCAATCGTAGACGGTATTGCAATTATTGATGGTAAAGATGGAGATAGAACACAAGAAGCAATTCCAGAAATAATGAGAGATGCTCTTGCTGTAAGTTTTGATCAATCTGTAGGACACGATTATCTTGACGATGGAGAATCAAGGTATGAGTTTTATCATAAGAAGGAAGTTAAGATTCCTTTTGACCTAGACTTCTTTAACAAGATTACAAAAGGTGGTTTACCACAAAAGACTTTGAATATATGTCTTGCTGGAACTGGTGTTGGTAAATCTTTGTTTATGTGTCATATGGCTGCAAACTGTTTATCACAAGGTAAGAATGTATTATACATCACCTTAGAGATGGCAGAGGAACGTATTGCAGAACGTATTGATGCAAACCTAATGAATGTTACTATGGAAGAACTTCACGATTTACCTAAGACAATGTTCACGGATAAGGTAGAACAGATACGAAGTAAAACAGAAGGTAAGTTAATAATTAAAGAATATCCTACTGCAAGTGCAAATAGTTCTCATTTCAGAGGACTGATTAAAGAACTTGCAATTAAGAAATCATTCAACCCAGATATTATATTTATAGACTATCTAAATATATGTGCATCGTCAAGGTTTAAAGGAGCACAGAATGTCAATTCTTACATGTATATCAAAGCAGTTGCAGAAGAACTTAGAGGACTTGCCGTTGAGAACAATTTACCAATCATGTCGGCAACACAGACAACAAGAAGTGGATTCTCATCAACAGATGTCGGGCTTGAGGATACATCTGAATCGTTTGGGTTGCCTGCAACAGCAGATTTCATGTTTGCACTCATTTCTACAGAAGAACTTGAAGAACTAAACCAAATCGTAGTCAAACAATTGAAGAACCGATACAACGATCCTACAATGAATAAGAGGTTTGTGATAGGTGTTGATAGAAGTAAGATGAAACTAAGTGATGTTGATTTAAATGAGCAGAAAGGTATAGTGGAAAGTGGTCAAGAAATTGACGAGGACACACCTATATTTGATAAAGGACAGAACCAAAAATACGATAAATTTTCTACCTTTAAAGTTTAAGTTTGTTATCTGCTCGTAGCTCAGCTGGATAGAGCAATTGCCTTCTAAGCAATAGGTCGTAGGTTCGACTCCTACCGAGCAGGCCAAACTAAATGTTTCTTATAAATAACAATGTAACTATATTTAAATGGGGAAACTGATGTCATTACTAAAGAAATCCGTTCAACAAGTTAGGCGTAGACAATCTACATATAAACCCAAACTTGATTTAGTGGAAGAGTATTTCTTATCAGAACAAACAACATTACCAGTAGATATTTTTAGAGGACTCGATTACGAGAAGAATGAGAAACAATCTTCTACTTCTAGGGATGTAATAATTGTTCGTTCAAAAGATAGGGAAACGGATAGAGATGAGGTTTTAAGGAATCTTAATCAAGCTGGTATTCAGGCACAGTTAGGAACTGCTCAATCAAGTGTTGACCCAATTGATGGTGAACATGAAGGTAAGAAGTTTCGTATCTTTGTAAAGCCCGTTTCTGGTGGTATGGCAGAAACTACTCTTAATGCAAGTATAACAGAATTATTTCCTTGTATTGCATTTGAAACAAAGTATACACCTAGAGATACACAAGCATTTCATAAATATCTATTAGACATAGATATTAAAAGTCTTAAATGTATTGGTAGTAAAGACTTACAAGCCGCTCAAGAGACAATCAATAAAGCAGATACATCATCTAAGTTTGAAGAGAAGATGACTAATGCAATTGCAATATCAAAATTCTTAACAGATCAACATAACGATAAACCTATTCAAAGTGTATTTTGGGGGTATCGTCAAAAACCTGCTGGTGTACCAAGTGGACACCCAGGCGATATGTTTTTAACATATGCTGATAAAAGTATATTAGGTGTAAGTTTAAAAGCTGGTGGAAAGAAAACTTCTGAACCACAACTTAACACATATACTACAAAGATTTTTGATGTATTCAACGAAAAAAGAATACATGATACATTAATGAAAACTGTGTATTCTCAAGTATATTCAAAGATACCAGATTTTCCACCAGAAAATGAATATAGAAAAAGATCAGGCACACTTAAAGTTGTTAATGCTTTGAGAAAATTTGACAAAACGAATAATAAAGAATATGAGTTGTATTACAATCAGTATCTAGAAATTATGAGAAATGGTACTATTGACTTATTTAATAAGAACAAAATTAAAACCATAGATTATATTCGACATGAAGTATTGAGAGATGCTCCAGATGTTCCTACTTTAGTTATCAAAGCAATTGGTGACAAGTATGAAGAAGTAACAGACAAAGACGCTCTTGGGGTATTTTTACCACAAGTAGAGTTTGTTAAAGCATATTCTAGTAAATCATCTAAACAAAGTTGGTTTATAGAGTTGAAATCTGGACAAGACAAGTTAACTATGAATATGTCAATTAGAACAAATAAGTCTGGAAATGCTGGACAGAAGAAGTTGGGGCAATTCAGTCTTGCTGTAAAATACAATGGATTACAAAAATGAAGATAAGTTTAAAAATAAAAGTACTTGACATATTCTACCGTATAATAGAAAATAAGTGTGGTAGAATTAGTAATTGGGCCTGGCACAAAAGGTGGTCTGATAGAGAAACAGGCACAGGCTACAAGGCGTTTATCAAATGAAAACATTTAATCAACTACTTACAGAAGATAAGGGTGGTAAGAATTTACACCTAGAACATCTAGAAGATGAAATCTTAAACTATGGAGTTGATGGTGGTAGGGCCGCAATTAACTTCCTACGTTCACTTAGAGATATGCTTGCTGGTAATGCTCGTTCATCAATTGCAATGACCGTTAAATGGGATGGTGCTCCTGCAATATTTGCTGGTATTGACCCTGCTGATAATAAGTTCTTTGTTGCAAAGAAGTCGGTATTCAATGCTGAACCAAAATTATATAAATCTATAAAGGAGATAGATGATGATAAATTATCTGGAGCTCTTAATTCTAAGTTTAAGATTGCCTTTACAGAGTTTTCTAAACTTGGTATCAAGGGTGTACTACAAGGCGATCTTATGTTTACCGATGATGTTGACACAGAAACAATTGGTGGTGAGAAGTGTTATACTTTTCAGCCTAATACTATTGTATATGCAGTACCAGTGGATAGTGACATAGGAAATTCAATAAACAAATCAAAAATCGGTGTAGTTTGGCATACAACCTATATTGGAAGTGAGTTGCAGTCAATGAAAGCATCATTTGGTGCAAACATATCAAGTTTAAATAAACCGTCCTCTGTGTGGATGGATGATGCAACCTATAAGGATGTGTCTGGAAGTGCGACATTTAATTCAAAAGAGACAGAAAAAGTAACTGCTCTACTGTCACAAACTGGCAAGACTTTTCAAAAGATTAATTCAAACCAGTTGAAATCGTTTTTAAAACTACAAGAGTTGTTTACTGGACAACTTGCTAGTGCTGGATTAAAAACATATAATAACACCAAAGTTAGGGCTGGAGAGACAATATCTAACCCCAGACAACATGCTATAGGGTATGCAAAACATGTAGAGATGGCATTGCAGAAGAATATTGATAAAGTAAAGTCGATTGCTGGTAAAGAAAAATATAAGAATTTACAAAAAGAATATGTACGAGAAGTCAAGAAATTTACAAACGTATTAACCTTAACTCTAGAGTTTCAAAACTATCTAGTTGATGCTAAAGCAGAAATTGTGAATAAACTAAATAGTGTAAAGGGATTAACAAATACCTTTATTAAGACTAGTAATGGATTTAAAGTAACTAACCCAGAAGGTTATGTTGCTATTGATAGAGTTAGTGGAAATGCAGTTAAATTAGTGGACAGAATGGAGTTCTCGTTTAACAACTTTACCGCTATAAAGGCATGGGATAAATGAAAAAATTTAAACAAATACTTAACGAAGCTAAGTTTAATCATACGTTTACTTTCGGTAGATTCAATCCACCAACGGTTGGGCATGAGAAACTAATACTAAAGGTTGCAAAGACCTCTTCTGGTTCTAGAGAGTATTCTATTTTCGCTTCACAGTCTCAAAGTCCTGCTAAAGACCCTTTACCGTATGCACTAAAGATTGCATATATGAGAAAGATATTCAAAAAACATTCTAAGAATATTGTTGCAGATCCAAAAATAAGAAATGTATTTGACATTGCTGTTAGATTGCATGGACTAGGATATAAGTCAATCACTATGATTGCTGGTTCTGATAGAGTAAAAGAGTTTGAAAGACTACTAAATCAGTACAATGGTGTAGAAGGTAAGAAACACGGTTATTACGGTTTTGACGAAATCAAAGTTATTTCTGCTGGAGAAAGAGATCCAGATGCAGAGGGTGTTGAAGGTATGTCGGCATCTAAGATGAGAGCTGCTGCAACTGCAAATAGTTTTGATATCTTCAAACAAGGAGTTGCTTCTGATGAAACAACTGCAAGAAAATTATTCAATGATGTTCGTAAATATATGGGTATCAGAGAAGAAAAAGACATGGGTGACATGGATGACTATGAAACTCTAAGAGATAAGTATCTTACTGGAAAAATCTGGTTAGTTGGAGAAATGATTAGTGCAAATGGTATTGATGGTAAAATTATATCAAGAGGAACTAATTATATATCATTTAACGATGCATCTGGTAAAGTACATAAGGCATGGTTAACAGAAGTTAGAAACTATAAACAAGAGTATGCAAATTATCAAGGTACACCAGAACAGATTGCAAGACGTTCTTCTAGGAACAAGGCTCGCAGAGTTATGGGTGATAAGGCAATTAAGGGTATGGACGTAGGACACAAAGATAATGATCCTATGAACAATGACCCATCAAATCTTAAAATGGAAGACCCATCTGTTAATCGTAGAGAACCAAGACTTAGAGAAGAACCTAAGAAGATTACAAAGACAAAACAAGTCAAGGGTGATGTTAAAGATGTAAAGGGTACACAACCAGCAAAGTATTACTCAAAAGATTCCGAAGGAGATGAAATGTCAAAATCTACTAAACTTGCTCGTGCAAGACATTTTGCAAAAGGTGGAAGTAGAGACAATGCTCCAGGCGATAAAGATGCTGATACCAAACCATCACAGTATACTAAAAAGTTTAAACAGATGTTTGGAGATAAAAAAGAAGATTTCAAACATTATCCAGGCCAAGTAGATGATAAAAAGTCAAAGGAAAAGGGGTGGATAACTGGTGACCCAACAAAACCTATTGCATTTGATGGTTCTGATATATCATCTATACTTGACAAAGCAAATAAACAAGTAGAAAAAGAACGAGGTCTTAAACAAATCCCATATACTGAATCAGTACAGTTAGACGAAAAGATTGAAGGACTTGTAAACAAATCAAAACAGAGTGGTGTTCCATATGGTATTCTTAAAAAGTCATATGACAGAGGACTGGCTGCATGGAAAGGTGGACATCGCCCAGGCACAACCCCACAACAGTGGGCATTTGCAAGAGTTAATTCTATGTTAACTGGTGGTAAAGCCGACCCAGATTTACAAAAAGATATCTCACAAGGTGGGTATAAAAAGAAGAAAAAAGCAGAATCATATGAAATTGGTAAAGACTATGCAGATCATACTAAGAAAGTAACACCAGGCCAAGTTAATGAATGGTTTGAAAGTCAAGTTATTCGTGCAAACTATCAACTAAGACATGGCGAAGATTGGTGGTGGAAACTACAAGAAGTCAAGGAATCAATGTTAGAAAAGGTTGGTTGTTGCGATGATTGTACTGACAACTTTGATGAGGAATCATTAAAGTCTGATACAGGCCCATGTTGGGATGGTTACAAACAAGTTGGTATGAAGAATAAGGGTGGGAAACAAGTTCCTAACTGTGTACCAGAATCAACAGATATGGAAGAGAAATCAGTTCTAAAGAAAGACAAAAAATTACCTAATTTACTAATCCCTAAAAGGGGTAAAGCAGGTCAAACAAAATTCTCAAGAAGAAAAGCAATAACTAAACTTGCCGCATCATTTACTGAATTTAAGAAAATGAATGATTGGGGCGAATATACAGAAGATGCTGAAGGTAAAGAACTAAATAATCCAACAAGAGGTGATGTCAAGAAGTACAAAGTTTATGTAAAGAATGACAAAGGTAATGTTGTGAAGGTAGAGTTTGGTGACCCAAATATGTCAATCAAACGAGATGATCCAGAAGCAAGAAAGAATTTTCGTGCAAGACACAATTGCGATCAGAAAAAAGATAAGACTACAGCAGGATATTGGTCGTGTAAGTTTTGGAGTACCAAATCCGTCACAGACTTGATGAAAGGTTAATAGGAATATGGATGATTTAAAACCAAAACAAAAATTACGCAGACTCGCTGGTTTATCAATTGATGAAGTTCGTAAAGATAAGAAATCTAAACAGACAAAGGTTTTAGAGGCAAAGATTGAAGCACAACTTGCTGAAGAAAAAAGAATAGAAGAGAAGATGAAATTCATTAATGAAGATATGAAAACATCTATTATTCCAGTTGATAGTTTTAATAACAAAGGTCAGAAACATCTTGAAGAAGAGGTTAGAAGTCTTGAAGAAGTAAAACCTTCTATTGAAAAAGCAAAAGAGAGTTTACAAGAACTAGTTAGTATTTTTGGTAACATAACTGATTTTAAAGTAAAGAAAGAACAAGTCACAGAAGAAATAAAAGAAATTAAAAAACCATCAGCATCCGTTGCAAGGGCTTTTGGTTTAAAAGAGAATAGTAAGATTGGATTTAACACCGATGATATTAAGGTAAGTATTAAGCCTGAACCTATTCTCGAAGAAAAGAAAAAACCAGTTATTCATAAGAAAGTTGTTAGTGAATCTGTAAAACCAATTACACCAATTCAACCTATACAACCAACTAGAAAATTAGGTAAACAATCTATAACTTCCCAATTCCAAGAAGATGCTGATACATTCATAAACTTAGAGAAAAGAAAAGAATTATATGAAGCCCTAAAGAGAGGTGATGTTAATTCACAAGTTTACAAGAAAGAGATGAAAGCACTCGAAAAAGATAGACAATCAGCAATTGATGAGAAGAAGTCAAGAATTGCTGACATGCATCAGGCACAAATTGAAAGAATGGAGAACGAGAAACTCAATCCAGTTATACAGGCATATAAAGATAACAAGACAGTATTTACAAGTAAGATTGACGATGCTCAAAACTATGTTGATGATGTTCTTAGACAACTTGATACAGTTGCTTATGATAAGAATGATCCAGAAGTCATAGACGAAAGAACAGAAGTAGAAAAGATGCGTGGCGAACTTTCCAAGTTTAAGGAAATGTTTGGACAGACTATTAAAAATCTTTCACCAATTATTACTGAAAATGCAAAAGCTACTGCACAAGGAGAAATCTCTGGTGGTGGTGGTGGAGAAATCAAACTATTTGGTTTGGACGATATAGATACTGGTTCTAGATTCCACGGTGCAATGCTTCGTTATGATGATTTTGCAAAGAAGTATATTCATGTTGATGATGATTTAACAGATGGTATTCAACTTGAAGAAGATGACGGAGATCATTCTGGTGGACAAATCATGTTGGATAGAACTACTTCAAGTGGTTCAGATGAGGGTGGACATGTAGTTCAAGAAGATTTCACAAGAAATAATGTCCTTGCAGATATTGTTACTGGTGCAACTGTAGGTTCAACTACTTCAATTCCAGTGGTTACATTTAATAGTCAAGGTTTGATTACATCAATGACAACTGCTAATATATCCAGTACACTAACAGTTGGTGCCGATAGTGGTAGTGATGATGCTGTTGCTGTAGGAACAGATACATTGAACTTTGCTGGTGGAGATGGTATTACTACGACAGTGACAAATAATCAAATCGCAATAGGAATTACGGATGACAGTGTGACAGAGACAATGATGGCAGACGATGCTATTGGTTCAACACAACTAAAAACACTATCCACACTATTGATTAAGAACTCTGGTGGAACTACTTTAAAAACTGTACACGGAGCAGGCGCTTAATTTTATAAATAATACTATAAAGGAATGACCATGAACAAATATACAAATATATACGAACTTTACGCCAAAGTCATGGACAATGCTGATTCCATAGCTAGTAGAAAAGCATACTCTGTAACCGAAGATATCAAAAAAGATGCTGTAACTGCATTTGATAAATTAAAATCAAACCAAAAAGTTACAATTGGTTACGACTCGTCTGTTGCACAAAACATGTCTAGTACTTTCATAGTAACATCTAAAAACAAAGTAAAGATGGGTTCTGCTGGTATGGGTGAGAAAATCACTCTGAAAAAGGATGGTGGTAAGGGTGGTATGAAGTACTTCTTATACAAGAGGCCAGACGGTAATGTAAGTCTAGCACTTGGTGATATGGCTGCATCAATGAAAACTATCAAATTAGAAGGAATTAATGAAAAAAAAGACTTGACATTGGCCGAGGAGTGTGTTACATTAGACCTTGATGAGAACTACACACCGAAAGAGGTAAAAATGGCAATTGGAGTCGCATCCGATCCTAGATATAAACAAGGAAACATGACTGGCGCTGTAAATGCAATAGAAAAAATTAAAAAAGGTTTATCAAAACAGACACAAGTTGCAGCTGTTTTGAGGAGACAAAATGAAGAACTGTTGGCATATGTCAAAGAAGGTAAAATGAAGAACATCGCTATTGATGTAGACGATGCAATGGGTAATATTGCATACAAGTTAGACACTAAAGGTGGAAAGTTCGTAGTTAAAGTAGACAGTAATGATGAGGAAGATGCACAAAAAGCAATGAAGATGCATCCACTATACATTGCTGGTAAACTAAGAGTTATTCCAGAAGGTAACGCTTCTAGAATCGTTGAACCCTACAGGCCTGAATTAGATTTAGATGAAGCACCAAAAATGACATATGCTCTTGTTGGTACAGATATGAAAATCTATGCAATAG